GGCATATCACGTATTAAATTTCTCGGTTCTGATACAGCAGTCTTAAATACGATTGAGGGAGAAAAATATTGTGCTTTATTTACTTTTATTTATCCATTTCGTTATACTTATGAATTCTTTGCCCCTATATTCTCTAGTATATTAGCTGGAGCTTAAACAAACGAAATAGTAGTATTACTGGAGTTTCTATTCAACCAATCAGAAGCTAAACTAGAAGATGATTTACTAAATACCGGAATATGTTATTTAACCTCAACAGACAAATATCTTAATTATCTAAGATAATACATTGTGGCATTGAAAGAAGCAGATAACGGGAATAAGCCAGCATTCTTGGGGTTAGAAAATATCATCACCTTATCATCAGAAATGTTATAGCATACATATACCACGATAACTGTATAAACACCAGAAATTAATTAAGCTCTGTATGCTATATAAGCAGCTGTTTTATTGAAAAACCAGGAAAGCGCCCATATTTTTAACATACGTACAATTACTCCAACACGTGAATATGCAATGATTAATAAGCTCATAATATAGAATATTTTTTAAGAGGCTGATGAACAATTTACTTTGATATTGAATTTGATTTGTAAAATGTCAGAACCATGGACGGGGAAGTGCTACTTATTAATATAAGCGATTTATAATGACTTGTATGCTAAAGAAGACATCCGGGTAAATGCCGTCATAGTAGAAAGTAAAGAAGCTAGCACTTAATATATCGAGGTCACAAATAAACAATTGATAACTCATGTGATCAATTAAAAAAATGGAGTATTGGATAGTATTATTGGATAAGTAAACTCTCCATCTGTAGAGTTGGCTAAGATACTTGAAGGTCAAAATATCCCAGTCTAGCTACATTAGGGTAATATAACTAACTTAGTAGAATCAGATACCGTCTTTAACTCGGCAGGTCATACCATAGTCCCACATGCGGAAGTTATAAAAGTCCGTAGAATTACACTATAATCAATAGGAGGCAATATAGAAAGTGAAGGATATATGCTTATACATGCTTATTCAGACGAAGCTCTGGCATATACTATACCAGCAATAGCAGCATTTTACAATAATTCAGAGTATGTATAAGAATGGGCAAACTTAATTAAGTATGGGGTTACGAGCTAAAAAGGAGTATAAGCATTAGGTTATAAAATAAATAGGTAACGCAGTATTACCACATATGCTACTACAATATTAATATAAAAACACATGATTAGGTACATTTTAAAGAACCACACGGGTAGAATCATAGATGTCAGTAATGTGTTATTTAAATTATCTAACAAGAGAACAGTAATAGGAATAAGGACAAAATCGATTTTAGATTCACCAGGTTATACAGCCTATCTGAAGTCATTGAAAGTAAAAACAGAAGATGGAGAGACAAACTTAAATGTGTTATTTAGTAAAATTGCTACACATCCCTTCCTCTATGAAGGCACTCATTATATGTTCCCATATGCATATACACCAAAAACTGGTGATGTAATAATTATACGTGATATGATAGCATTCGCAGCAAAATAAATATTGACCAGAGTATTGTAAGCTAGGAAACTTGGAATGGACATAACTGTTTATTATATGTAACATACCATAAATGATATAACTGCATTAATTGAAGATGTCCATATAAGCGGTGGTCCACATATTTATATTACAGGGTTGCACGGCAAGAATTCGGTTCCGATCTGTGATGATTATGGCAGTATATAGACTAACTGAACTAATTTGACCGCTCGTCGTTAAGGGCATCCAATTTATATAAATATAGCAGGCGATTAATTGTAATTAAAACCAACATTGGAATTTCCCTATAACCCAGCTATATCATACTCACTATACACACATGTGAATCTACCGCAAGTCCATGGATATGTTATACCAGAAAACATAATGAGCGTCTTTACACCATTAGCTTTAAGCCACTTAAAATAACAATAAACAGGAAATAGTTTTAATACAACTAATGCCCTCACAGATATTGTAGCTATGGGCAGAACGTCTTCATTACCTCGTATGCGTCCAACAATGCTTTAAAATATGTATAGTATAGTACTAGAATATACTAGACGTATGTAATTAGTGGAATAACGAAAATAATTAGCGGCCGAATTAATGGAAATAGAGAATGGCATAAACATAACAGATACCAATAAGGGCACAATAAGCGCGACATTAGGCATTTAATTGTAGCCCTTACCTTAATCTATGACTATAGGTACGGTTGGAAATACCTTAATATCTAATATTAAAAGCATTTGGTCAGTCATACGCTTGGGTATAAAGAGTTGCTAAACCAAACATCTGAAATACTATGGAGGTGCATTTATAGCTAAGGTATTATTAAATACATGTATAAATAGATTCGTTCGTGCTGAAAGTATTTACGAAAACTGGTATTTTAAGATGTTCTATAGAATAACTAGCTAACCTTAATAAGTACGTTTATGTGATTAAATTTTAAAAAATCCAGAACTGTTTGGTTGCACATAATAATTAATACGACTCAATTCATAAATACCATCTAGCCTTACCAGCACTATAAAACATTACTTACTGTACCCATATCTAAACTCTGGACTTCCTCGTAAACTATGTTACAACCCTCTTTCACAATTGTAATTACTCACTCATTATATATTTAAGTCAAAAATAGGGTCTATATTAACAGGAATACCAGTGTTAGTAGCAACTAGCTTATTCATATTAGGTTATTATAAATATAGGGACTTATAATAGAGGTATAAGGAGCCTAAACAAATATAACCAAGTTAAATAGATATAACAATAAGCATGTAGGAGGTAACAGAGGCAGAAAAAACAAATGGAAAATTTTAGGCAAATATACCATTAACAGCAATTTCTGTAAATAATGCAGACATAATTTAAATAAGTGATAATGAAGAGGAAATCGAGTTGAAAACAGAAGACGTGCACTAAGTATACGGATATAAAAAATCCTACTTTACATTGCCATATGCGAGACCAGTTTTATTCGAGACTTCAAGTATGCGATATAAGTGTTATTTGCCAAACGGTCAAAGAGTGACAGGATGGGATTTAGAGGTTTATCTAAGGTAGTATGAAAAGATATACAATGATTAATAAGTTTATAATCCAGGTATAAAATATAAAAATAAAAACTTGTAGCCAAAACTTGTCGAGTATACAAACTTAACATTATTATACAGTATAACACAAAGATGTAATTAGGTGTTGACAAAACCGTCAACGAACATGTAATATGAATTTAAATAATTTGTCGATGTTCGCATGACGTAGATACTCGATTTGTTCCGAAGAGAAATTATATTAAATACAAAAACAGTTACGGATTATATAGCACAATTGATACCAGCAAAGAAAAAATATTATACAGGATGTTATAACGATTTAAATAAACCTACCTATTAAGAATTTGATGGGTATACAGCTTTTTTGAAAAATAATGAATTGTTATACGGTCC